GGCAACTTTGCCATGAGTTCCTTCTTTGAAAGTTTGACCCGTTTCCCCTTGACATCTTTGGTCACCCTGAAGCCAAGCTTCTTGACCTTTTCTTTGAGCTTTTCATACTCCATTTAATATAGGTGGGGAAAATTAATAGTATCGGACACCTGCTCGGGTAGCGGCGTCGTCAATTTCATCAACCATTTCCCAAGCCCAGAGACACTCTTGAGCGTCTTGATGTTCGCAAATTGAATGCGCAAGATCAAGAGCTTCGTGTAGGATCATCTTGAGACGCATCTGTCTTGTAGTGATCTGCTTTGGTTCATGTAGTGAAGGTGCTTCATACATTTGTTGAAGAGCAACACGGGTGATTTCACTCTTCTTCATTTCATAGTGAATTTCGTCGCTTCGACAAGCCGCAACAATACCATATTTGCGTCTCATAGGTGGTAGAGGTGGTGGGGACCAGTACCCAAACCTCTTGAGTGTCCTCACCATTAAATATCTATTGGAAGATATTTTTAAGACCATTTAAGTCGTTCCACAAATCTTCTGAATAAGTAGGGAGTAAGTTCACTTAAGGAGCCAAATGGCACATAACGATAATCTGGAAAGTCCTCACCCATACCCAAAAGTTGGGCAATTTTATATCTCGTGTGTGGACAGGTTCGTGCATGTTTAATATCTTCTGAATTGTGTGTCGCCAAGAGAGTATGTACATTGTCACCCGCACCGAGGGACATATTGAGACCATCTCTAAATGATTTGTCTACGGCTGCTTTGTTGGAGAGGAGACCACCCTGCCTTCCCAAATACGCACCGCGCACCAATTTGACTCCAAGTTGTATCCCATTCTTTTCCGCAGCGCGAAGGTCTAATTCGAGTTCTTTGAGTGCAGTGATTCGATACATCTGATATGTTTTGAAAACATGGGGTTGATACTTATTGAATTCTAACATCATGTCGTATGTTTCGTTGGGATACAATACATCTTCAGCGTCAATACAAATCTGACAATTATTATTGATTCCATGTTGGATGAGTTTTTTCATGTGAGCCACTGCCAAATGCGGTGAGCTTCTTGAGCCAAATGATGTCATTTTTAGGGCAAACATTGAACCTGGTACAGTTCTCATCATCTTCATATTAATATCACTAACGTGCTGTGCGTCCATGGGATCGCAATTCTCCCTGGCGTAGTCTAAAATAACTTTTGATCCTGACCTGTACACATCCCTAATAACTTTTGGTAATTCATGGTTTAGAGCGGCATAGCGGAGCATATCTTAAAGATGTGCCACATTTTTAAATGAATGGAAACGAGGGCGCTCATAACACAGGTACTTCTCCCTCGCATTAGACAACTTGAGGAAGAGGTAGCTACCCTTCGAAAACATACATGGCCATATGTTCAGGCTCAAAAAGAGGCGAAGGGGTTAAGAGACTGGGAAGAATTTAGAGACTTTTTCAAAACCCTGGACGATGACACAGTTTTGGAACTCTTGAGACTTAAGGCGAAACTCTCAAGAAATCCGGGACTTCAGGGAAGGGAGATTGATATAATCATGAGCTTGCGAAATAATTTTTGTTAGTGTATAATAAATGCTCTTTTTGATATATCCACTCCTCGCAATATTTGGTATCAAAAAGGCATCTGAAGATGAACCTCTCTCATTGACCATGTTGTCAAGTTTGTTGTCGTGGCTCTGCTGCTCTTTCATGGTGGCGTACGGTGCTTCGAAAAGTCCAGTTAAAACACCTCCCGTTTTAATGGCGATGCTTGTTTGCTGCTGCTGCAGTAGCTCGGCCACAAGTAGTCTTGTGAATGATACAATGAAACGTGTTAAAAAACTATCAGCTTAGAAGAAGTCATCTGTTCTGTACAAATTCACTGCGTATGAACCAGTTTTACCAGTTACTGAAACTGTTTCATTCCCATAGAGTTCTTCACAACCAATGTCCTCCATACAATCACGCGCATTGTGAGAAATTGGAAGTGGGTATAGATTTTCACCACCAGTCGTGGTGTAATAGTGATAGCGATCGCGGCGTCCTCGCACTTCCTTACCATAGAGTGGGAGGGTCTCTCCATTGCCCGTGATAATACCCATCTGTTGCATGTGCCCGGGTTTGTATTGCTTGATTGGGGCATCTCTGAATTCTGGACTGCGACGTGGTTCGCGTCGTTGCATCTCAATACGTGGTGGGACTGGCATCACCGGAACTTCCACTGGAACTTCAACAACCTTGGGGTTAAACCACATGTAACTCAAAACAAGAGCGAGTACAATGACGGTTGACCACAACATTTGATTTTTTGTCTTGTTCTTCATCTTCATTTATATTAGTTAAGGAATATTATTCAGATAAAGATATGAAGATCCTAGCTATAGATATTGGCTATCATAATATGGGTCTTGTTCTCGCTGAGTGTGGAAAGGCGCCAAAAGTTGAGGTAGAGTTCTTTAAGAAAGTGAGCCTCGAGGACTACAAATACATCTATTCAAATGACATTGTTGATCTCGTTCCTTTATTTGTAGACGCACACAAGTACATATTTGATTCAGCTGATAAAATCCTTATAGAGAGACAACCACCCGGTGGGTTTACAAATATTGAGGTACTTCTACATTACATGTTCAAAGATAAAGTTGTTCTAGTTTCACCTGTGAGCATGCATACACATTTTGGTATGAGAGACCTAAACTATGAGGAGCGCAAGGAAAGAACAGTATCTATCGCGAGTAAGTACATTTCTGGAGAAATACCTTACGAACGAAAGCACGACATAGCAGATGCACTTTGTATGATTGTCTATTACAATTTTAGAATATCTGTCCACATCTTTGATAAGTTTAGGTTTGAGCCTTCTCGGCTCTAATAATTTCCAGTGCGTTTGCTACCGAATCCAATGCTTCAAATATTGTCGAAGAATTTCCATCTTTGCAACATGTTCTAATTTTTTCAATGTTGTACTCAAAAGAATTCTTTTCTTCTTCTCTTTTCTTCTCAATTGATTTTATAACGTTTTGAAGTCTTTCAATTTCCGAATCAATTTTTGACGTAATAACATCAATTGCTTCGTCCATCTTCATTATTTCATTTTCAAACCAGTCTAAATGTCTCTTAAGGAGATCTCTCTTCACCATAGATTTTGTTTTTTCAATTTGTTTTTCAATTCTATCAACCTTCTCATCAATAATTCTAATGTTACTCAAATATTTTTGGTGATGATATTCCTTCGATTGCTCGAGGGCTTGAATTTGTTGTTCAATTTCAATGATTGTCCTGTCCATGGATTATTTCTAACATATCATCGTCCCAAAACTTTATACCGAGCATACGTTCATGATAGTCTATGATCAATTTTAAAGTTTTTGACCTTAGACCACCAGTTATTTTGTCTTTTATTTCCGTCCCTTTGTAGAATGCATACTCTTTCTTGAGCCTCTCCAACTCTTCTTCTCTCCAATTGGGCATCTTTACTTTGGAACTTTGCCGGACATGACTAATCTTAGGTCGTCAATGAACATATCAAAGCGCCCAAGGCGATATTGAACAAGAGCCCATAAAAAGAAAAATAGTGTTTTTGTAAGATTATTTACGTCATTATCCTCCATCTTGTAGATTGGGGAAACCACTCTGTGCATAAAAGTCTCTTCTTTCTGCTGTCCAGTGACATACATCTCGGCCTGCGTTAAAGCACAGGTATCATCATTGACCGACCAATGATAGAACAAGAATGGGATAAGTATAGAATAGAACTCAAGGTTACGACGGTCATTTGTGAAAGGAACTACGAGAATACCTATGAGAAAAACAAGATGAATCCAGAATATTATATTCATCTATTATAAAATGAGCGAAGAAATTTTTGACGACCAAATGATCAAACAGAAGGAGCTCGAACACCGACGCGACAGTTGGAACGAGCAACATGAAACTATATTAAGACAGTGGGGTGAGGCGTCTGGGTGCTACAGATACATGCATCACAGGGCGTTCCTCATGTACAAAAAATTGAGTATGCGTTTTACTTTGCCTGTCATTGTGCTATCAACTTTGACTGGTACCGCTAACTTTGCTCAAGAACAATTTCCAGAATCTGTGAGAGGTATGGTTCCATCTGTGATTGGTGGTCTCAACCTTATTGCTGGTCTTATTGCGACAATTATGCAATTCTTGAAGATCAATGAGTTGATGGAGAACCACAAGGCGGCGGCTCTCTCATATGGTCTCCTTTCTAGAAATATTAGACTT